GTCCCCTATTAAAGGCGTGAGCCTCCCAACGCCCGTCTACCTCTCTTTGGAGAGAGGGAGAAGGCCGGCCGTAAGGCGGACCTTTTGGGCGAACGCGTAGCTTGAAATATTGCTACGCGTGATCTCCTGCGACGTTAAGTCGCCGGAGCGTGCGATTGCTCGCACACGCACTACCGTCTTGCGACGGAAGGTGAACGGTTCCTCAGAAGAAGCTCCTCTGAGGATTGCCGCTTCCACTACCCAGGACGGGTATCGCCTATCGTCCCTAACGGGACGAGAGCTGAGCTCGATCCATTTGAAGGTCTGAAGCTTTTGGCAACGAGACCAACGAATGTTTCGAACATCAGTACCTATCGGGTCAATCCCTGTATCTGGAGCCCCTTTGAAAGGGCGCCAGAACAAGAACTGATCCGGTATACGCATCAGAACGATGCGCACACACTCTTCGAGAAAGGCAGAAGTCCGCCGATTTCGCTGAGCTAGGTTTACGAACTTAAACATTGACTGGAGGTTATCCAATCGAAAGTTAAGTGTGAAGGAATTGACATCCTCACCTCTGTACCAGTGCGAACCGCAAGACTCGCGGAAAGGTCCCTCCTTAAACGACTTGCGTCGATTAGGGAGAAAACCCAACCTGAGTAACAGGCTGACTAGATCATCGTAAAACTTTCGTCGAACGATGATGTCGTCGCCATAGACCATGAAATCCGTACTCGCACGCCCTGCATTAACTGCATGACATGCGCTTGCGAAGATCAAGGTCTCGAGCGGAAAGCAAAAGCCGTTCCCCATCGTACAAAATTTGTTTGAGGTAGAAACTACCCCAGACAGTTCATATGATGGACTCCTGATGCGGTTCAAGAAATTGAACCAGTCAGGAGGGAGTAGTTCACGTACAAGGGCTACACTAATGCTATCGCTAGCACTAGTGAGGTCCAGCGTACAGAACGACTCGTCGGAATCATCTAATGACCCTTGTCGGGCCATACGTTGATTCAGGCTTTGGTCAGACAGATCGATACCTACCCTCTTAAGCAATTTTCGCATAAGAAGATCGGTACCTTTCTGAATGAACCCATTGCCCAACGGCTCCACGGCGATTGAACGGAAAGTTTTCGCCGTCTTTGGCACAAATGCGATTTTGTTAGCGCGAACCAGCTGGACGCTTGCCTGGACATCGGTCTCACTGATGTGCAGGCTCTGTATCAATCCGTTCGAACGGGCAAAACGACTCCCGTAATGAACGTTATGAGACAGAGCGGCAGCCGAGATAGGCAAGGCGGGAGGGGTCACGGACCAACGTTCGGCAGGAAGTTTCCTGCCTAAGTTGGTTGCATCCCCGTGAACACCTATACTTGCCCCCGCAGTAAAATCACACCCTTCGTATATCGAAAGTAGGTCCGGCGCGTCATTTATGACGTATCGGATATACGATCGCATACGATTCAGGTAGTACTCCCATCGATCCGCTCTCCGTCTGGAGAAGGGTCTAGAACGAGTAGCAAACCATTGATTCACTCTTGCGCACCGATGTTCGGCACGCTTGAATGTATCAACAGCTGCTTGTTCCGGATTTGTCTGTACAACAGACTCGTCCCAAGGGTACTTCCTAATTAAGGATGTGACCTGATGAGCCGCGAATTGCAAGCTCGCGGACGGGTACACTGTGCCCGCAACCTCATCCGCCCACCGAAGCAGTTGTGGGAAGGATCTCGATCTGAGAAGACCGAGACCCTTCTTATCACCGCTAAGGCGAGCATACTGCGACAACGCAACAGCTAGCACTCGACGATATAATTCGTCAGCGCGCCGGCTGAAGCTCCGGTTGACTTCCCGTACTTCCGATGCTCGAGGTAACTTCACGTACGCCTCCGTTGATATATGCCGATACGAAATGTACCGACAACGTTGCGACGCTAAGAATGCTCAGAGTAACGAGCACAATCAGCGCCAACGCCATGAGAACTTCCGCAACAGATCTCATTAATACGAGATTTGCTGCGACTTGACATGCGTCTTGAAGGACGCACTGGCAAGGAAAGAGCCCATGTCGTTAAGCAACGTATCAACATCAGCGGCCGTGTAGCCAACAGGCACCGAGACACTGATATCGCAGATCGCATCCCCAGTGGGGCTGAGAGCTCCGGTCAGAGTCAGAGTACGAGTCATCTTGGCTTGCGTCCTTCCAACACCGCTGAACGTCGCGGTCGGCTTGGGAGCCGTCCGCGCAAGGCGAACGTCGTCTTTAACGGAAACGGTTTTAGCCGAACCGATATAGCCGACGCTATCCTTGTTGTACGAATCAGCGTTGTAGGTTTTCGCGTTGATAGTGAGTGCCATCGGGATTAAGTCCCTAAAAAGAGAGAAAGGAGTTCGAGAAGGTGCAAGAGAAGCTCGAGCATCATCAAGAACACGTCACCTCCGTCACATAACTCTTTCGAGATACATGAAGGGTCGGCGGGAGTTTCCATTTTATAGGAACCTCCTAGCGATTTGCTGACCAACTAAGGCCAAAGCATCGCTTATCCTGATAACGGAATCAAGTTTGAAATCAGACTTGACGACGAGACCAGGAGACGGTAGCCCCGGGACACGAGCTTTAGACTCGTATACCGTTTGTGCCCACACCATAGTCGGAGAGACGATATACAAGGAAGCAGGGTTTGTCGACCAATGGTCGAGGCTCTGTCTTGTCTCCGTCAGAACGATATGGTGAACGTAGCACTGGCCTAGGCTCGATGGAAGGAAGGCATGACCAACGGCTCCGATAAAATCGGCTACGTTGGCGAACCAGTCAACCACAAAACTATAGGGGATCAAATTCCACGGAAGCGTCAGCAACGATTTTGTGTCGAAGCCGAGCTTATGTGGCATGTCCGCTATAATAGTGTCAATGCTCATGGCACGGATCGCGTGGCTTTCAGTCGTTTGAATTCTGAAAGTCCTACGGTCAATGCCAGGAGTCAAAGTCACCGTGGTAGCAGTAGTCCCAGAAACTACATCTTGGGTCCTAGTGCTAACACGTTGCGGTTTGACATCCTTCTTTAGAGCCTTTGAAACATCTATCGCACTACCGATAAGTGGAGACAAACCGTAACGGTAAGCCAACCACGCATTAGCAGCACTCAGGCCCGCGGTAAGAACCTTCGCTTTTCTTTCGAAGGCAAACCAAGAGCCCAATGGAGATGACAACATCTCAACCGTCTTACGGGTCTCAGCTAAGTTCTCCCACATGTCGGTGCTTGCGCGACCGACCTGTGAAAGACACCTAGTGGAGACTTGCGTAATCAATGACGAGACGTCCCGCTCTGGTACGATTTGATACCAGTTAGAGGCCGTTTTCGGCATTGCGGCGGTCAGAGATAAGTCGTTATGGGTAATTCCCGTTTGTTTCGACCACTGGTTTGGATTACCATTGGAATAGGTCCACATATCAGATAACTGCTGTGCGGACCTCGAAACTTTGGTTTTAACCATACGGTTCATGATGACCTCACCTGCCTCACTTCTTTTGCGGAAGTTAGCGGTGACCACATCCGACATCTTTTCGTAAGTACCTACGTCAAGGCTATTGCCGGTTTGGACGCTACCAACATAGTTGGTCCAGCGCCATACACCGGCAGGGCCATAACGTTTGTTCTCACGGATTCGATACGGCTGTGACATGAACATTCTCCAAATGATAGACGTTTCGCGGACGACCGACAAATGTCCGCAGAGCTACTCCTCTATATCAGAGGAGTCCTCTAAAGGGACCCACCCCGACCTAGACACACCGAAGAGAAGCAACTGAACGGACCCGTCAGCGCAGGGATCGAAGTGATCTCGATTTCTGAGATCTTTCGCTCCTAGGAGCGCCTCTTCATCTTTTGGATGAGAAGCGCGACGATGCGCGCGATCGCACTGAGTGCGATCCTTGCATAGCCGACACGGTTCATTCATAAAGCTCCTCTAAGGTGAGTTAAAGTCGGAGGGGG